CATGATGTTGTATCCTCTAGATTGTTATGGCGCATCGGCTAGCACACTCTTTCAAGTGTGCTATGGGATGCGTCATCAGTCGGCGTCAATCGTCCACAGGTTGCGGCCACAATCGGCACAATCGTCTACCGTGCCGGATTCCTGCTCGCCGCAATGCGTCAATCCCTCGCAAGTGAACACGCCAGGCGATCCGTCGCGGGTTGCACGGTAGATGTTGCGGTATGACGCGATAACGCATTTTTCACAAAGCAATTCGCCCGACGACATAACAGCCGCCCAACGGTATCCGGCGTGAGTCTTGTAACGGGCAAAATTTCGCAGTGCTTGTATCGTTTTCATGGTTGTCTCCGGCGTGTGGGATTAGGCGGCTTCAATCATGTCGAGCGTGACAGTTTGCAGGGGCGCAAAGCGACCAGTCCACCAACCGTGAGGCGTGATGGTAACGCGGCCTTTTTCGGCATTGTCGTGGGTAATGTAAAGGGTATCGGCAGACTCGCCTTTGTCGCGCCATTCGGGGCGGATGCGGACAACGGTTCCTTTTTGCATCGTCGTTTACTCCTCAAGTGAATGACCTAACAATGACATGGTAAAGCATTGTTTTATGCTTGTCAATACAAAAGATTCCGTTATGGAATGAATTGGCGTTAGACCATATAGGTAAGAGTATAGGTCGCGGATAGGTAATGGCACAACGGCGTGAAAAGGGCTTAAAAACTAGGGGCTGCTAAACATCATAGGTCATTTAGATAATGGCAAAAAAATATCGTGATAATTCTTGTCCCGTAAGGGAATGGTTTATGGCTTGTGCGCCCCACGCCCCGCCGTGGAGCGGCAGCGACAAAAACCGCATGGTCTAAATGGCCTATTTGACCTATACCCCGTGCCGTTGGTCTATGCCGGATCGCCAAAAGCTCATGGCATAGGTCATCTAGGCTATGCCGTCAATGGCGGTCCTCAACCTTCCATCTTGCATGACCTAAATGACCTATGTCCATCAGTCGCTCGCGTTAGCCATACCTAAATGGCCCATGATGTTGCCATGCAACATGTTGCTACCAGGCAACAGCGTTAGGCTATAACATATCTTGTTGCGCCCCAGCCACAAACTGGCGGCTGTCGCGTCCAGGCTACAGGCTGTTGCCTTTCTGCAACAGGCCGGGGGGTAGGGCCTGAGGGGTACCCGGTCACTGTGACGGGAGGGGCCGTAAGCAAAATTTTTTTAGCCCCAAGTCACAAGCCATTTCCTTACGGCCTTGCGTTCCTGGCGTTGTGGGTGTAGGTTCCGTGTGCGGAGTCTGTTGCGTGGTGCGCACGCAGGCGATCAAGCGGGTCACGGGGTGATGCCCTCCCTCCCATCATTCGGTGGCGGGCGTCCGACTTGGCACACAGGCCCCACGGTAGTTGGGGATCGCCGCCGACCGGCAGGATGAGCCTGCACCCGCGATTTGGAGGTTTGGATGTTCAAGTCGTTGCCGTATGAGCCGAGGCAGCTGAAAGCCACAGAGGCGCGGTTGCAGGCCATTTACGATGCGGCGTTGGTTGGTTTGAAGGGTGATGCGTTGGCGTATGCTGCGGGCATGTTGCCTGTGGAGTACCGGCGCTTGTGTCAGATGGACCCGGTTGCGGCGTTAGCCGAGGGCAAGGGGCGTGCGGATGGGGAGTTGGAGTCCGCGCAGCTACTGCGTAAGGCGGCGCAGAATGGTGATGCCAAGGCGGCGTTGGCCATTCTGCAACATGCTCATGGGTGGGTGGCCAAGCAGCAGGTCCAGGTGGATGTGCAGCAGCAGATCAGCATCACGGCTGCGCTGCGGGAGGCGCAGTCTCGCGTCATCGAGGGCCGCGTGGTGTCGGACGAACGGGCTGCACTAGGCCACACGCCCGCCAGCACGCAGCCGTTAATCTTGGAGGCACATGCAGACGCCAATCTACACGGCTGAGGGGGAAGAGGAACTGATGTCGCGGCTGTGGTCGCCCGCCATCAAGGACGACCCGGAAGCCTTCGTGCTGTTCGCTTTTCCGTGGGGGCAGAAGGACACGCCGCTTGCGAACTTCAAGGGGCCGCGACGGTGGCAGCGCAAGGTGCTGCGGGAGATACGCGACCACATCGCCCGCAACAGGGATGCCACCAGCTACGAGGTCTTGCGCATGGCCACGGCCTCGGGTCGCGGTATCGGCAAGTCGGCGCTGGTCAGTTGGCTCATCTTGTGGATGCTGACGACGCGGATAGGCTCCACGACCATCGTATCGGCCAACAGCGAGTCGCAGTTGCGGTCGATCACTTGGGCAGAAGTCACCAAGTGGCTTGCGCTCATCATCAACAGCCACTGGTTTGAGGTATCGGCCACCCGGGTGATGCCCGCCAAGTGGATATCCGAGCTTGTCGAGCGCGATTTGAAGAAGGGCACGCGCTACTGGAGCGTTGAGGGACGGCTCTGGAGCGAGGAAAACCCGGATGCCTACGCCGGTGTGCACAATTTCGACGGTGTTTTGGTCATTTTCGACGAAGCAAGCGGTATTCCTGACTCGATTTGGGCGGTGACGGCGGGATTTTTCACCGAAAACACGCCCAATCGCTTCTGGATGGCGTTTTCCAACCCACGACGCAACGAGGGCTACTTCTATGAGTGTTTCAACGCGAAAAGGGACTTCTGGCGCACGCAAAACATCGACGCGCGCACCGTCGAGGACACGGACAAAGCCGTCTACGAGCAAATCGTCGCGGAATACGGACCCGACAGCCCCCAGGCCCGAGTGGAAGTCTATGGAGAGTTCCCCTCCGACAGCGACGATCAGTTCATCAGCCCTCGGCTGGTGGACGAGGCTGCTGGACGGTCTGCGTACAAGGATACGGACTCTCCGGTCGTACTAGGTGTAGACCCGGCGCGCACCGGATCGGACGCGACGGTCCTCGCGGTACGCCGCGGGCGCGACCTGGTGGCCCTGCACCGCTACCGCGGTGAGGACACGATGGAAACGGTCGGGCGGGTCATCGACGCGATTGAGCAGTACCAACCGGCGCTGACGGTCATAGACGAGGGCGGCTTGGGCTACGGCATCCTTGACAGGCTCAAGGAGCAGCGGTACAAGGTTCGTGGCGTCAACTTCGGGTGGAAGTCGCGCAACCCCGCCGCTTGGCAGAACAAGCGTTCCGAAATGTGGGCGGACATGAGAGAATGGCTGCGTGTGGCGCATGTGCCACAGGACCGGATGCTCAAGGCCGACCTTGTGGGGCCGCACCAGAAGTTCAACTCCGCGGGAGCGATTCTGTTGGAAAGCAAGAAGGACATGAAAGCGCGTGGGCTGGCATCGCCGGATTCGGCTGATGCGCTGGCCGTCACGTTCGCCTACAAGGTCGCGGGGCGGGAGTACCGGCCCAAGGACCGCCGGGTGACGGTGCGCGAGGGTGCGTCCGGCCTCTCGGCTAGTTGGATGGGTGCCTGATGGCGCGCGATCCGGTCGGTATGCGGGCGGCGGCGCGGGCGGGCAACCCCCCGTCCAAGGGGCGCAAGGAAGAGGACGTGCTGGCGACCGCTCGGTCGCGCATGACTATGGCCATCTCGGCCTACTCGGACAGCCGCGAGGACGAGCTGGACGACCTGCGCTTCATGGCAGGCTCGCCGGACAACCAGTGGCAGTGGCCGCAGGATGTGCTGGCGACTCGCGGCTCGGTGCAGGGGCAGACGGTCAACGCTCGGCCCTGCCTGACCATCAACAAGCTGCCGCAGCATGTGCGGCAGGTGACCAACGAGCAGCGGCAGAACCGCCCTGCGGGCAAGGTCATCCCGGTTGACGACAAGGCCGATGTGGACGTGGCTGAGGTCTTTGACGGCATCATCCGGCACATCGAATACATCTCCGACGCCGACGTGGCGTATGACACCGCCTGTGAGAACCAGGTGGTGTACGGCGAGGGGTATGTCCGCATCCTGACGAAGTATTGCGACGAGAACACCTTCGATCAGGACATCATCATCGGTCGGGTGCGCAATTCCTTCAGCGTGTACATGGACCCCAACATCCAAGACCCCACGGGTATGGATGCGGAGTGGTGCTTCATCACGCAGGACATGACGAAGGAGGAGTTTGAGCGCGAGTTCCCGAACGCCGAGCCGATTTCGTCGTTGATGATCCGCGGCGTGGGCGATACGGCCTTGAGCCAGTGGGTCGGCAAGGATACGGTGCGCGTGGCGGAGTATTTCTACAAGGAATACAGCAACGAGACGCTGAACCTGTACCCCGGCAACCAGACGGCTTTTGCCGGTACGCCGGACGCCGAGCAGATGGACTCTTTGGGGGTTCCGGTTGTCCGCACGCGGCAGGTAAGTGTTTGCCGTATCAAGTGGGTCAAGACCAACGGCTACGAGATTCTGGAAGAGCAGGAGTGGCCGGGTAAGTGGATTCCGGTCGTCCGGGCCATCGGCAACGAGTTTGAGGTCGATGGGCGGCTCTATGTTTCGGGCCTGGTGCGCAACGCGAAGGACGCGCAGCGCATGTACAACTACTGGGTGTCGCAGGAAGCCGAGATGCTGGCTCTCGCCCCCAAAGCCCCGTTCATCGGCTACGGCGGTCAGTTTGAGGGCTACGAGCAGCAGTGGAAGACCGCCAACACGACCAACTGGCCGTATCTGGAGGTCAACCCGGATGTGACGGACGGGCAGGGTGCGGCGTTGCCGCTCCCGGCGCGCGCGCAGCCGCCGATGGCTTCCAGCGGTCTGTTGCAGGCCAAGTTGGGCGCTGCGGATGACATCAAGAGCGCCACGGGGCAGTACGACTCTAGCCTCGGCGCTACCTCCAACGAGAGGTCAGGAAAAGCGATTCTGGCGCGTGAGAAGCAGGGCGACACCGGCACGTTCCACTATATCGACAACATCGGTAGACTCGTCCGAGCTGTCACGCGCCAGATCGTTGATTTGATCCCCAAGGTGTACGACACGCAGCGTATCGCGCGCATCGTCGGCATTGACGGGGAGGTCGGGACGGTCAAGATTGACCCGACGCAGCAGGAGCCGGTGCGCAAGGTCATGGATGAGCGCGGCGTGGTGCTAGAGAAAATCTACAACCCGTCTGTCGGCAAGTACGATGTCCGCGTGACGACTGGCCCGTCGTACATGACGAAGCGCCAGGAGGCGATGGAGGCGATGAGTCAGATTCTCACCGCGAACCCTGACCTGTGGCAGATTGCGGGTGACCTCTTCGTGCGCAACATGGACTGGCCGGGGGCGCAGGAGATTGCCAAGCGCCTCGGCAAGATGATTGACCCGAAGCTGCTGACCGACGAGGACGACCCGGCGCTACAGGCTGCGAACATGCAGATGCAGGCGATGGCGCAGGAACTGGACCAGATGCACTCCATGTTGCAGAGGGTCAGCCAGTCAATGGAAGCGCGTGAGCTGGACATCAAGGAGGCGCAGGCGCGTATCCAAGCGTTTGACGCCGAAACCAAGCGCATCAGCGCGATGCAGGCGGGCTTGAGCGAAGAGCAGGTGCAGGACATCGTGATGGGCACGATGCGCGGGATGCTGACCTCGGGCGATCTGGTCGCGCCGATGGTCGAGCAGGAGATGCCCCCGATGATGGAGCCGCCGATTGAGGGGCCGGTATGAAAGCCGCAGAGTTTGTAGGCCATCTGTTCCTTGCCCGTAATGTCGCCCATTCAGTGCATCTGAACACGCGCAGTTACGCCAAGCATGTGGCGTTGGGCGAGTTCTACGACAAAGTGATTGACTTGGCCGATTCGTTTGCCGAAGCCTATCAGGGTCGGCACGGGCTGATGGGCGCTATCCCCGTCCCCGCGGTCCCCAAGGCCAGCAACATCGTGGAGTTCTTGAAAAGCTCGTTGGCTGACATTGAAGCCAACCGCTACAAGTTCTGCGACAAGGACGAGTCGGCCATCCAGAACATCATCGACGAAATCGTCGGGCTGTACCTTTCCACCATCTACAAGTTGAGGTTTCTCGGCTAATGGCCACCTACAACAAGTTCCAAGCCTGGGCTGAAAATATGCCGGAGGGGGCAAACCTTGCCACCGACCAGTTTGTCATCGCCCTGTCTAACTCTGCCCCGGTGGCGACGAATAGCGTGTTGGCTGACATCACGCAGATTTCGTACACCAATCTGTCCTCAAGGAACGTCACGACCACAAGCTCGTCGCAGGCGAGCGGCACCTACACCTTGGTGCTAGCGGACCTGGTGATGACGGCTTCGGGTGCTGTCGGCCCGTTCCGGTATGTCGTGCTGTACGACGACACCTTGGCGGGCGATCCGCTCGTCGGGTGGTGGGACTACGGCTCGTCCATCACGATGGCGAACGCCGAGACTTTTACCGTGGACTTCACGGGCGCTGCGATAACGCTGTCGTAAGGAGAGAATCGTGGCAGACAATGTAGGGTATACACCGGGGTCTGGCGAAAACATCGCTACCGATGATGTGTCTGGCGTCCAATACCAGCGCATCAAGTTGACAGACGGACTTGCCGACTCGACCACGCCTATGCGCGTGCGAACAGACCATCCGCTTTTTGGCGATGCTGGCGCGGTGGTTCGGCAGTCGCCTGCTGATATCTGGTCGGTGGGGTTTGCTGACACAGGCTCAAGCCTGCTTGCATCGGAGTTCACTCAACGCCGACTTGGTACCGGCGTGGGCGTCACGCAGGGCAGCAGCAACCTGCTGGTGACATCTGGCACGACGGCGAACAGCGAGTTCCTTGCCCGTAGTACGACCGCATTTCGTGGCGCGTTCATCGCCCGTCACAAGACCATCCTCTCGCAGCGCATCGCACAGAACAACTTTGCGGTGATGATGGCTGACCTGATTGGCGAGGGCTTGTCCTGCACCATCAACAGCGCGACGAGCATCACCGTCACCAAGACGGCGCACGGTTTCACCGCCAACAATGTCGGTCAGTTCATGATGGTCGGCGCGATCAACGGCGCAAACGGTGTGCCGGGTCGTTATGCCATCGCGTCCGTTCCGACCGTTGACACCATCAACTTCACCGTTGCGAGCTGGCCTGCGTCGGGTTCCTGTACCGTTGATTTGTTCGGCTGGAACTACATCTGGACGCAGTATTCCGGCACGACGGCGACCAGCGCCAGCATTGACGCGCAGCGGCGCGGTTGGAACTCGGGGCTTACGACGGCAACAATCAACACGACCGCAAGCCCCGGTCATGTAATGAACACCTACGCTGACGGTCGTAATGTCTATTGGTCAGACACGCTGGTAGCGTCTGCCACTGCGCCGACCGTCACAACTCGCGGTAGCCGCATCGAATCGCTCCCCGACGACGACGTTGCCTTGTACGTCTACTTGTGGGCGTACAACGGCACGACCAATCCCGCGTCCACGACAACCTGGACGATTGGATTTGTATCGGTCGAGGACAACGCCAATGTCCCGACCTACATCGCGGGAGTTCGCCCGACTGGTAACGCTGCGCCGCTTCCGATTTCTGGCACGGTTGCCGTTTCTGGCACGGTCACGACATCTTTTACGCAGCCTGCATTGGTAGCGGGTACTGCGGCGATTGGCGATGTCGGCATCCAATACCGCGCTAACGCGACGGGTGCGGGTACTCCGACCATCATCAACTCCCCGGCTACTCCAGCGGTGCAGACCATCAAAGGAACCGCTGGGCGTCTGCTCGGCTTCGTACTGTGCAACACCAACGTCGCGGCGCGGTTCTTCAAGGTCTTTAACGCCACCGCCCCGACGCTTGGAACTACGGCGGCGATATTGGACATTTGCTTGCCGACCAACCAAGTGGTCGAGATCTCATTCGAGGGTGGCATCGCTTTCGGTACGGCCATCACCTGCGCGGTGACTGGCGGCAGAGGGGCGACGAACAACACCGCCATCACGCTTGATGATGTCACCGGGTTCACGCTTCACGCATAAGGGACAGACAGATGAAAGTTGAGCAATTGATTGAATTGGCCGAGCGGCGCGTTGCTTACTTGGAGCGAACCAAGGCGGCGGCGTTGAGCATTGGCGATGTTGATGCCGCATCCCGCGCGGACATTGAAATCGCTGAGTCGCAGGCTACGCTAATTAAACTGCGGGCAATCCCTGCGGGCTAAACCATGCTTCTGATCCTGCTGCAAAACCGCACTGCGGGGTCGTACACGCTCGTAGCGGACGGTGGGACGTACACTTACAGCGGCAACGATGCCAACCTGGTCTACACCCCTGCCGGGGCGTTTGTCCTGTCGGCTGACGGCGGGACTTACAGCTACTCGGGCGACAACACCAACCTGCTGTTCAATCGGGTCTTGGCGGCTGATGGCGGGGTGTATTCGTACACGGGCAACAACGCCAACCTGCGCGTAAACCGAAGTCTTGCAGCCGAAGGCGGTTCGTATACTTACAGCGGCAACAACGCCGACTTGCTATATTCGGGCGGACCCCCTCCCCCGCCTGTGGTGACGGATATATACTTCATAGAGTTGCGTTCTTTCACCGAACGCAGGAGAATCTGACTATGGCTATCAATCTCAAGGCGATTACTTCCTGCATCGGCTACCAGCAGATTACTTCGCTGTCGGCCTCGTCGGCGCTTACGGTGCCTACGGTTGATGCCAACGGTC